CACATGCAGACATTCCATGAATAGGACACTCTTCACCTTTATAGGTGTGATTGCATCCTTTCACTTCATCAATCTGCTCAACTTCTTCTTTTTTGACGCAGTTTGGATATCTCTTCCCAAACATGGTCTTCATGCCTTTCTTTTCATAACCTTTCCAACACTTTTCATCGAGTTCGGATCCCGATGTATCAAGTTCAAATTCTTCCTTCTTGGATTTATTCCCCCAGTTCTTTGCACCTACTTTTCTGCATTTGACTAGTGCTCCTGACGCATATGCACTTGGCCATACAGAGTAACGTGACTTGACCTTATGATAGCAAGCGTCTTTTTCTCCCGCTGCTTCATCAATGTCAATCTCATCACCTACTTCTACATTATTTTCTACGAACCATCCACGGTTTACTTCTAATGCACACAATACATCTCCTTCTGAGTGTACTGGATTCTCGTCAAATGGTTCCAATTCTTTAATGCTTTCGATTATTCCATCCTCTCTAATGAAAGCAATATCGAGAGGAATTCTTGTTTCTGTCATATGGAAAGACTGCTCTGCAACTTCATTAAAGATGAACAGCATTCCACTATTGATATCCAGACTTTCGCGGAACATAAGTCCTAGATTGAAATCTCTAATATTGTTAGGAATTTCTATCTGTAAAGGTAGCGTTACAAATTCTTCATTGGTCACATAATCTGCTGCAGTATCGATATAGTCTGCTGCTTTTGTGATTTTTGATTGGACCCATGCTTTTAGTTCACCTTCTCCTTTCTTTCCCATTTTTTTCTCTAATCTTGATGCAGCATTCTTAATAGTTTTTATTTCAGAACGTGCCATGGAAAACTCATGGTCTTTTTTAGTTTCTTCAGTCTTCACGTTAATTGCCTTCCCTTTTCTATCTGGATTTGGATCCTTTGCATTCTTTCTACGAAATGCTGCTTGCTCCTCATCTTTGGAGAGATTACGTTTCATTTTACTAGAACCACATTTTGGTTTTGTGGTTTGTCCTGGTTGCTTGGCGCAAGGTTTTCCAGCGTATTTCCCACCCAGTTGAACCCAACCAGGCTTGCCATCACTAGACTTACTCTTGCCAAACCAGTCACGCAGAGAAGAATCACCACTTTTCGATTCACTTACTCCTCCACCATTACCATTACCATTGCCATTTGAACCATTACCATTCTTATTCTCATCATCATCTACAGAATGACCATTCTCCTTACGGAGATATCCGGCACGACCTACTGCCTTAAATCCCTGAGGGATTGGTTTACACTTTTTATCGGTGTAGCAATAGTATTGTCCAGAAGGACATTTACCGTTTTTCTTCATGTTAGCAATAGTTCATAGAGATATTTATAAGATATTATCCGTCTAATGCCACAGTAAGACCAAGAGTCATACCAGGTAGTGACTGCCAGGATGTTCCATCATAAAACTCAAGTTTTAATGATGTTGTATTGAAGATAATAGCACCCTGCGAAAAAGATCCAGCATCTCTGGCAGTTGTTGTATACAATGGTGGATAGAATGCAGTAGAAGCTTTTAATGTTGCTGCAGTAATTATACCTGTGGTATTGATGGAAACTGTTGTACCAATACCAACAGATGCTTGCTTTCCTTGTCTATCACTAAAAGCAATTTCTCCCGAAGAATCTTGATGAATTCTAACAGTAGTTGCAGCACCAATTATTATTTCATCAATACCTTCAATTTTTCTAGCAGTTGGATCTAAAGTAATAGATCCCTGACCAATCGTAAGAATACCTGTTATTCTTGCATCACCTTGAACCAATAGTGTAGTGTTGCCTACACCAATATTGACAGTTCCAATACCAGTACTAATCGTAGAAACACCAACTACATTGATGCCGCCTGATAAAACATCAATTCCAGTTCTTGCGGTAACAATACCAAGGGAATCAACATTTTTTACATCTTCATATGTGATTGTGCCAGCAACGTTGACGTTTGTTGCTTCAATATCACCTGCAACGAATAGTGCAACACCCGACTTAGCAGTTGTGGTTCCAATACCAACGTTTTTCGTAGTATGAATACCAACTGTATTGGATGCCCAGGTTCCACCAGCTCCAACACCACCACCATCCTCAACTTTCCACTTATTAGTAGCATCATTCCACTTTAGGATATATCCATCTTGCAATCCAGAAATGTCTACATCGTCAAGATCTTTGATGAATCCTGCACCACCGCCACCGATAGATCCAAGTTGATACTGTACCCTTTCTACGAATCTTCTATAATGTTGTTGTAACTGATCTAGAGTAACAAAGTTCTGATCAATAGGAGTAAGGGGATCTGAATTTTTTGTATTAGGGGGGTCTTCTCCAAGAGGAACATTAGTTTCTGCTAAAAGTTTTTGCTCTTCCTGCAGTTGTTTTTGGGCGGACTTAATATCCTCAATAATCTTTCTTAGACCTTTGATATCGGACTTCACATAATCAATATCTTCATCATAATACTTGACTTTTGGAATGCCGGTAATCTGTTCCTTTAAGTCAGTAAAATAGTTCAGAAGTAACTCATCAGTTTTTACGCTGGATTCATTAACTTCTTTAAGTCTCTTGTCGAGATTGTCTTTAAGAGTATTATATTCCCCAAGAATTTGTTTCTTGAGTTTACGATCATCATCTTTGAATGTTTTATGATATTCCCAGATCTTCATAGATGAAGATCTCAACTCCTTCCAAATCTTACCTTTTTCTTCCTCTAGTTTAGTATCAAGATCTTTTACTTCAGTGCCAAACTGTACTCGGTTTTCAAAGTGTTTAACTTCATTTTCTTCAGATGCCTTCTTTAACTCAATAACAACACTTTCTTGTAATGTATTAATGGCATCATTGATCTTTACAAAATCATCATCAATGACACTAAAAGTTTTTCCTATCCAAGAAAAATCTGGTACTTCATTTATTTCATTAACCCATTTTGGGAATTTTGGGATCGATGCTTTTACCTCATCAATAGCCCCACAAATTGCCTCAATCTCCGCATCATAATATTTTACTTCTGGCAAGTTAACTACATCAGTTTGAAGACTATCAATTCTGTCTTCAATAGAGTTTACCTGTTCATCATAATATTTGACTTCTGGAAGATCTTTAATCTGTTCTCTTACAAGATCAATCTGACTACATATTGCTTCTACTTCTCTATCATAATATTTGACTTCTGGAAGTTGAGAAATCTGTTCTGCAAGATCTTCAAGTTCTCTATCATAATATTTGACTTCTGGAATGTCTGGGATGTCTTTTCTAACATCATTAATCAGACGAATTAATTCGGGAAATGGTGGGATAATATCTTTTACTTCTGCAAACGCATTCCCATCAGCATCTTCTATGGTAACAGTTTCTTCGCTTATTACTTCTTCTTCAATAAAATCTTCTACAGAAGGGAGTTCCTCTGCGTTCTCTTCTGTAATATAATCTTCTATTGATGGGAGACTTTCATCTCCACCAAAATCCTCATATGAGGGTAAATCCTTTGACATCTTATTAGTACATTAATACTTTGGGATTTCTCTCCCTTCCAATTTATTTAGGATCCTCTTTAAGTCCATCTTTTAGCATTTTTGCCAAGTCTGCAGTAGATCCAACAAATAAAGCATTGTTGACGGTTGATGGTCCTTTGATCTTATCCTCTGCTTCTACGTCTTTAAGTTTCTTTTGAAGATCTAATAATTTATCTGTAGCATCAGCAACGTTTTTAATTAACTGACCTGCGACTTCATATGCCCTCGGCATTTCACTTTCTTGTGCAAGTTCAAGAACACCATTTAATGCTTCTTGTCCTTTCTCGATGATAGAGTAAAGATTACCTCTAGTATATTCATAATCTTTTTTGATATCATCAACACCTTCTTTTACCTTTTCAATTTTATCTCTGATTACTTCTGGTTGGACAACATCATCCGAGTCTGAAGTGTCGAAAGTCTCGTTGAGTTTGTTGAAGTTTTTTGTCATAACCATCAGAATGCACCATCAAAACCAAAGTCATCACCAGATTCAATAAGTGCATTATCCGCAGGAGTGATTTTCTTAACATCTGCACCATTAACATGAACTGCTGCTGTTGTATCATCTTGTCCACGTCTAACTGTTAATTTATTGCCATTAATGGATTTGATATAAAGTTCCTCAGTACCAATATTAATGTAAGTATCTGCAGCAAGTCCACTAGCATCAGCGACTTCGATGTAAATTGATTTAGCAGTAACATCTCCTGCAAGAGTGGTCTCAATGTCTCCGGTATAATTTTTGATTGCTCTAGGTGTAACAGAGTAAGTATACTCCCTAGATGCACTTGAGGAATCTTTGCCTGTAAGATAACTGACCGTTGCCTTTTTGATGATATCTTTGGAAACCTTGGTAGAAGGTCCAAACATATAAGTTTTTGCAGTAAATCTTAAAGTGTAAAGAAGAACTCTTCTAGAACTAAAGTCTCCCTCATATTCATCAGACATTGTAATATTTTCCAATACTACAGGAATATCTCTTTTTTCTTGTAATGCTTCTACTAATTCTACAGATAAATTATATGCTGGTTGAAAATATGGTAAAATTTGTTCTACGATTTGAAGTGCATCGTCATTTAATTTTGCCATAATGCTCAACTCAAATGCCATATTATATGGAACTGGCATGTAAGATTTTTTTGTCTCGGACCCATCATCAGGATCTTTAACTGTAAAGGTTTGAGTTGTTGTTACTTTTCTAGCGGGATCATATGTCAATCCAGTAAACTCAAAAGACATCCTTGGCAAAGTGATTGCAAAGGGTTTGTTTAAATCTGGAGACTGCTCTAATCTTGCAAGAAATTTTTGAGTAGGACCATATGCAAGAGGAACCTTGATAACACTAAACACATCGTCGTCAGAATCAGACTTTTTAATTGAAATATTGTTAAAAAGTGTACCAAAAGATATGATGGTTCTTCTCAATATTTCGTTGTAAAAATATTCAAACATAGTTTAATCCTACAAATCCTGACACTATTGTGTGTTTTTATTTAGGGGGTGCCGAAAGGATTCTGTTCTGAGAAGTCTAATATGGAATCTGCTTCAGTTTCAATATTAATATTATCGGCAAATCCATCATCAACAGGTTGAACATCAACAACTCTAAGTTCATAAGAAGCTCCTGATGTAGAACCAACGATATTTTCTCCAATAGAAAACTCTCCATCAACAGCTCCGAGTTCAAGGTTATTAGTTGTAGCATTCCAAACTCTAACTCTACCAGTAGTTCCGCTAACTGATCCGGTAACTATTTCATTAAAGGAGAAAGTTCCAGATCCGCCAGTACCAGGAGAAGAAATAGTTATTGTTGGGGCGACAGTATACGCAAGACCAGCATTAGTAATATGAATTGCAGAAATAGTGCCTGCAGCACTAACAATTGCTGTGGCAGCAGCAGATACTGTAGATATTCCAGTGAAAGTAATAGTTGGATTTTCTGTATATCCACCACCACCAGAAGTAACAGTGATAATACCAACAACACCATCACCGATAGTTGATGTCGCTGCAGCACCGACACCGTTAGTCCCACCGCCACTAAAAGTTACAGATGGTGCTGTAGTGTACCCTGCACCCGAATTAACGACGTTAACTGCCTGAACAGACCTATCCTTAGGATTAACATTTAAATTGCATACATTAATACCACCAATCATGGTAGCAATACCTACAGCAGTCGTTCCTCCTGCTGGAGCGGAAGACACGCCAACTGTAGGGATGCTACTATACCCACCACCTCTATTCGTAACAGTAAAGAATCTTACACCACCATTGAATATTGCTGCTGTTGCTGTAGCACTGGAAGCAGAACCTACAAGAGTAAGTGTTTGAGTTGGTCCTTGAATAGTATTAATACCATCATCAGTTAAACCATCATAATTTTCTCCAATTAAATTATTATCAACATCTTCAATACCAGTCGCAATAACCTCATCCTGAAGTCTAAAGAGTTCACAATACAACTCATAAACATAGAGGTTTTGTAACTGATAATATG